ATCGACTCGCGCCCCATAATCACCATTAGATCGCCGATGGCCTGAAGCGCGGTGATAAAGTCGGCGCCATACGTCCAGCCGTCGACCGCCGTCGCGCCGCTGTTGCCGGTCGTATCAATAAACCAGTTGTCCCAATCTATGCCGGTCGTTTTGGGATCAGGTTGCAGGCCAGAGCCCAACACCGTTTTTCCGTCGCTCGAGGTAATGAACAGGCGCCCAAAGGCCGACATGGCGACGCCTCCGGTCGGGTTCGCGGTGCTCCCGGTGGCGGACGCGAAGTTCGCCAAGCTGCCGGTGCCATCCCATACTTTCGGCGTCTGCCCTTGCTCAACCACGACTAGGTAGCCGTTGCAGTTGACTAGCTGGACGTCCGTGCTGTTCATTGTGCCGCGACTGGTGAAGGTGTCGTAAGGCGCGCTCGTCGTGGTCATCTCGTACAGCGTCGCCGTGCCGCTGTTGTTGCCGACCACCATTAGCTTTTCCGTGGTGCGGTCCTTGCGCCACCAAAAGACCTGCTCAACCGTTGTCGGCCCGCCGCTGGCTAAGACTTCGAACCCCTTACGGCTGACAATCTTGCCGCCCTCATCAAAAACGGCGTTTTGCAAAACAGACGCGAAACCCTGTTTTGTCGTGGCGGCGGATTGCTCGAGGTTAAGCCCCAGGAACCCAGGGGCGGACAGCGAGGCCTGGACTAGCGGACTTGCCATTGGCCCGATGTCCCGGCGCTGCTGTTGTTGAGCACGAGATAGCGCGCTAGGACGTTGCGCGCCTGATCGAGGGCTTCGCGGTATGCCTGCCCGTTGTCTTCGCCGCGCTCTTTGATCGCGTAGGCATAGGCCCGCATAAATACGGGCTCGGAGGGAACGCCAATAACGTCCGAATTATTGACCAGATCGGCATCGGGAACATAAGCATTGACCGAATAATCTATGGCGCCGGAGGGCGTCGGTTAGAGCCTGAGCTTTAGCTCGCCAGTGGATGCGGTGCCGATGACAGCCCAGCGGTCTGGCGTGCCATTGCTGGACTCGCGTTGCTTTTGCTCGATCAGGTGCCGCGCCGAGCTTCGGCGGAGGGTGAACTTACTGGCGTCGGCAATGACCGAGTAAACCGTGCTGCGCTCGTTAGTGTCGACCAAATCATAGTCAGCAACGCCGCTTGAGGTCGTGACACTGATCGTTTCGGTCAACTGGACCCATGGGGCCGCGTCTTCCACTGCGCGCTTCGCATCATTCACCAGCGCCGCGATAAGCTTGGTATATTTGTTGCTTGTGACATTGGTCACTTCTGGTTCGCGCAATCGCACCAGAACCGCGTTTACCAATTCTAGAAAAGTCACGCTCTAAACTCCCCGGCGTTGCGCTGCTGAAAGATAATCCGGTCGCCAAAATGGCGCGCGTCATGCTCGCCCTCGTAAAGGCCAGCCCAGCCATCCCCGACGGGTATCCCGTCTTCAGGCGGCTCGCCGTCTATCACATCAATAATAGCCGGAATCTCTATGTCTAGCTTGCGCGCAGCCCATAGGCGCCCGCCGCCATGAACGCCAATATCCTGCACCTCGCCGCCCCACAATCGGCGCTCGAGGTTCACCGGGTTAATCACGCCATGAGCCTGGACGCTAGCGAATATCTTTCGCAACAGCGCTTTGTTGGCATGATTGTTGAATCTTTGATTAGAGAACTTCCGGTCGTCGTCTTCACAAAACCAGAAAACATCGCCGTGAAGGCCCAGGAAAAAGGGCGCCGCCCGTCTCGCCGGGTATTCCCCAACAAAGAACAGGCGGTGCCCCTTCATGGCTTAGGCCGGGACTGCGAGAACTACGCCGCCCTGACCGCCACCGCTGCCGCTAGTGGGCTTGATGCACTTCGCGCCCCACAGCGCGTCAGCCGTCAGCAGGTTAGCCAGGTGCTCGAGCTTGTACTGAGCCTGGACCCGGACGCCCACTTGCTCAACGAGCACCACCGCCGACTTGTGCAACAGCGTTGCCGCCAATGCCGCCGAATCAATATTTGGACAGGTATTGGAAACGCGGACCGTCACGCCATACACATTGCCGATGATGCCGTTTCGGATGGTATTGCCACCACCGACTTCGCCGACATAGGCTTGTTCGGTAAAGCGCGCGAGGCCCATCAAGTTGTTGCGCTCAACGGGCGGGATAATCAGCGAACGCTCAGACATCGGCATGTCTTCTTCATCGAGCGTCTGAATGGCGCGGCGGATGCCCGCATCGGCTAGGGCCGCCTCGTTGGCGCCACTAAACGCCGTCGACCCGTCGGAGCCAATCACGGCGCCGTCGTAGTCTTCCACGCCGTCAGCCGTGCCGAAGGCGGAAAAAGCGGCCTGTAAGTCCTGGTCGATTTTTTTCGAGATCGAATAGGCCGCCTCTTGGGTATACCAGTTCCGCATGGAACTGATGCCCTGAACGCCCGCGATGTCTTCAATCAGACGCGAGTGCTCGTAGTGCTGATCGAGGGAGATCGTCTGCTCCGGCTCCGTGTTGTTAATCAGCGTTACCGCAGTGTGTTCGGCTTTCGCGTTGGCAGACTGCCGCTCAGGCGTCGGAATGTGTACCGTGTCGCCCTTTTTGCCGCGATGATTCATTATCGTGACGGCGTTGCGGACGACGAGGGAGGTCATCATCTCGCCGTAGATTTCGTTTGCCCAAACCTCAGGGATAAATACCGCCTGAGAAGTGACGCCCATTGCGACTTCGTTGGAACTCGCGGCGCTAGGGTATGTGCCAGTAGCCATTTTGGCCTCCTGTTAAATTAGCGATTCATATCGACGCGCCCTTCTTGGTATGCCTTCATGCCGTCCCCGGACATGAATCGGCGATACGCTTCCGGGTCGCTTTGGATCATTTTCGATATCTCGCTGGCCGCATAAACACGCGCCCCGCCAGTGTCGCCGCCACCTTGGACTAACCCGGCGGCCCCTATGGCCCCCTGCTTATTCGCTTCGGCTTCGGCTGAGTCCTGCTTATAACGCTTCAATAACTCCGCTGCGGACTCGACATCGAAGTTTTTGTCGGCGATTTGATACATCTGCAAGCGTGCCGGCGAGGCCTGCACCCAATCAGCGAAGCTGTCGCCCTTTACCGTTTCTTTCCAGTCCGGGTAAGTCTGAGACAGCTTCTCGTCAAATTTCACCGACTGCCGCTGTAGCAGGTCGCTCTCAAGCACCTGCAATTTAGGGGCAAGCGTACTTTCCAGCGTTTGTTGGATGGTCTGCTGGATAAAGGCCTGCGGGTCTTCTTCAAACGTAACCTGCTCCACATCCTGTGCCGGGGCCTGAATTTCGGCCAACCGCTGATTAGCGTTCCGCAGCTCCTTCCGAAGCTCGCCCAGTTCGTTTCCCATCCGGTCGATTACCTTCTGGGGGTCGAACTCCGGTTTCGCTTGTTCGGGCTCTGCCTGCTTTGGCGGCTCAACTAGAATTGAATTGTTTTCAACAGTCGGCGCCAGGCCATCATCTTGCCCTGCCACCTGCGCCTGCTCAGTTGTCGCCATGGTACTGGCCTCCGTAGTCGTCGCGCTTGTGCGCTATTTTGGCGGCCTGCTCATGCTTCTTCGCCCATCTATCCCACTCGGTCGAAAACGCAGGGTCACAACCGTCCAGCATAATGCGCGGAGTAGACAAACACCGGCCCCCAGTTTTCCCGCAATGCGGGCATTCTTTTTGCATCTCTTTTATCTTAGCAAACGCCTCAAAAGATTTGCTGCAATAGTTGCAAAAAAAATCATAAAGAATCATTAACTAATTCCAAAAGTAAAGCCGCGATTTCATCCTCGACCATGCGGAGCGCATTTTCGTCGATAATGCGTCCGCGTAGTTCTTCAACATCTTGCGCCATTGCCGAAACCAAGACTTCAAGGTGCGTAACATCGACCACCTCCGCTGGATGTTCTATCTCGAACTCGCCGATACGCTCGAACTTGCCCCGCCTCACCTGCCCGCCACGCGTGCCACCGCATTTCAATAGGCCCATAACCGCAATACAGAGCGGGCCACCGGGTATATACCCCAAGGTTGCCGTCTGTAGTGGTACGACTGCCATTAGTCACGGGTTACGGTTGTCGACGTGGTGCCATCGCCGGAGATGGTCTGCGATATGTCGCCAGACACCCGGCTAGTGGGCGTCACGGTCAGCGGGTTGTCACTGTCGAGGCCAAGAATTCGCCAAATTTCGTTTACGCGCGCATAAATCAAGGCGAGATCAATGTCGCCAGTGGATGCCGGGGCAGAAACAGAAGACGCGGCCTCAAGATCAACCGCCGTTAGCGCGTGGACTTGGGCAAGCGCCGGAGCGTCTAATTTGGTAGAGCTCTCAACGTCGGCAGGTGTTAGCGCATCGACGCCAGGGCCGCCCAGCGGGGGAGCCGAAATTTCGGACAACGCCACTAGATCGGCGGC